TACTACTTGTGATCATTATTTTATTCATAAAATACTACTTGTGATCATTTGTTATATTTTATTGATAAATATAACATTTATTATGATCATTATTTTATTGATAAAATACTACTTGTGATCATTTGTTATATTTTATTGATAAATATAACATTTATTATGATCATTATTTTATTGATAAAATACTACTTGTGATCATTATTTTATTCATAAAATACTACTTGTGATCATTTGTTATATTTTATTGATAAATATAACATTTATTATGATCATTATTTTATTGATAAAATACTACTTGTGATCATTTGTTTTTCTTATCATAAGTTTAAAAATACATATGTTAATATATAAACAGAATAATTTTTTATATTGTTTTATTCATATACCAAAAACCGCAGGTAAAACAATACGAAATAATATTAAAAATACAACAGAAATAATTAAAGAATATTGGGGATGTTCAGATGATTTTGATTATGCTCATATTTCTTATGCATTACGAAATAAGTTTTGTAAATATGATAAAGTTTTATATCATACATATGTGAGAGATCCATATCAAAGATTAATAAGTGCGTATTTTTATAAAAATCCAATAAATACTATTACGGATTTACGTATATTTATTAAAATGGTATTAAAATATTACGATTTTTCAATTTATAATTATAATTTTATTCATTATTATCCTTCTTATTTATTTATTTGTGAAAATACACTAATACTACCTAAAGATATTATTATTGAAAAAATTGAAGATAATAAAGATTTTAAAATTAATACTCGTGATATTTCTATATTTTTAGATGCTGAATGTATTTCAATTATTGATAAAGTATATGCAAAAGACTTTGAGTTATTTAATTATAAAAATGAAAACATATTAATTTAATACAAATAATTAAATTTATGAAAATTATTTTAAAATGATTAATTTATTAAAAAATGATAAAATTATTAGATATAATTTATCTCTAAGATGATAACTATTGATCATTCTAATAATAAATTTTGTCCAGGTCCTTGTAATGATATTGAGGATGAACCAAATATTCCTGGAATTACATTTTTTAAACCATTAAATGGTAAAAAATATGAAAAAATTGTATATCCATTAAATAATTCTAAATTGGAAATATTAAATTTTCGTATGTGTAAAAATTGTATTGATAGATACTATGATTTAGATGATGAAACATCAAAAAAAGATGCTTTAATAATTCTTAAAAAAATGATTACAAAAAATGTAGCAAATAAAGAAATTAAAGAATATGTTCAAAGTAATTTATCTATCTAACAAAAACTCACAACAATAAATAAGTTCTCAAATAATAAACAACAAATTTTTAACTTTTTTTATAAACTCTATTCAAATATATTTTATCAATGTAATTATTTATAATCTAAAATAAACATTTATAATTTTGATTTTATAATTTATAATTTATAATTTTTATTTTTAATTTTATTTTTAATTTCTAATTTTAATTTTATTTTTGATTTTTAATTTTTATTTTTAACTTTTTTTATGAACTTTATTCAAACATATTTTTATTTTTTTATTGATAAAATTTTGCATCGATCATTTGAAATTATTTTCTGATAAATATAACATTTAATATGATCATATTTTTTCTGTTAAACTTACAAAAATGTTAATAAATGATCACGGAAGTATAATTTAACAATAAAAATATGATCATAATTATTCTGTTAAACTTACAAAAATATTTACAAATGATCACGGAAGTATAATTTATCAATAAAAATATGATCATATTTTTTCTGTTAAACTTACAAAAATAATTATAAATGATCACGAAAGTATAATTTATCAATAAAAATATGATCATAATTATTCTGTTAAACTTACAAAAATATTTACAAATGATCACGAAAGTATAATTTATCAATAAAAATATGATCATATGAAAAGTTATGATAAGGAATATTAAATTTAATAAATTTAAAAAAAAAATAATTATAAAAATTTAATTAGAATATGCTAATCCACCCATACCACTTAAGATACGTAATACATTATAATTTACAGCATAAACATATAAATTACCAGAATTTGCATGAGTTATACTTAATTGAGCAGAATCAATACGACTCATATTAAGGGTTCCAGATGGTTGATGTTCTTCTGGTTTTAATGCAAAAGAATATACATTAATACCAGGATTTCGCATTGGAATATTTGTATGGTGTTGATATGGTTGAACTAAATTAAAATAATTTCCATCACGTTGAGCAAAACGATCATTACCATTTAATTTTAATTCAGCACTTGTTGTTGAATTTGTTCCACCTTTTGTATATAATTTAGTGCTATCTGCGCTATCTGCTTTTGGTGTAACAAAACAATTCCATAATACAGATTCATCTGTACCATTATTTTTATTTACCCAAATTAATTCCTTAACCGGATGATTAAAATTTAAACGAGTTGCTATAGTATTAACAGTAACAGCTTCACTACCAGTAAATTGAACTTGTTCAATTAAATATTCATGAGATAATTGTGCAAATCTACGACGTTCATCAGTGTCTAAAAAGATATAATCAGCATATAATTTAACATCAGATAATACAGCCTCATCAGCTCCACCGGTAACAACAGGTGCATGAGAAGCGCCAATGCCAGTATCAACTTGATACTTATTAGTATTAGTACCACTCGGAGTAATAAATACTTTTTGTTTTTCATTAAATTCGATATTAATTTTAACTTCATGATATTGTAAGGCAATTAAGGGAAGTGCTAAACCAACATTACGACAAAACCAAAATTCTAAAGGAATTTTTAAATTAATTTTTTTAGAATCAGGATCTGCTAAGGTACCTTTAGCAATTTTATATGGATTATTATCACTATTATCAATAGTTTGACCACTAATCATTCGATTCATTCCATCATATTTTTCGGATGGACAGGTTAATTCATTCCAAATATACATCCATTGGCCATATTGTTTATCTATTCTTTGACCACCAATTTCAATTTCTAAACTTTTTAAAATATTATATCCAACCCATGGTTGAATATAAGCATCTTTTGTTGTTGCATGAGCATAAGAAGTATCTTTTAAATCAATAGTAGCTTCAAGCATTAATTTATGAAGTAAATCCCCATTACGTGATATTTGACAAGTGATACGACTTCCAAATGCGGGATTTCCATTCGGACTTTGAACTATTGATTCAATAGAGAAATTAGTATGACGACGATAAACTACCTTAAAAAAGGTAATTTGCGGATTACCTGTTAGATATACATCTTGTGCTCCATAGGCAACTAATTGAAGTAATCCTCCACCCATTATTTAGTATTTATTATTAAGCAAATAAAAAAAAAATGATATTTAATTTAAATAATGATATTATGAATGAAAGTGTAAAAAGAAAAAGACTTAATACTGATATGTCTAATGAAGATCCTCCTATTTTAAAAAGAATTAAACAAGCTTCAGATTATAATCAGTTAATTAGAATACCAGATATTGAATATGAAAAATATATAGGTTATATTGATTGTAATAATTTTGAATTAGATTTTGGTAATATTGAAATTAATAGAATTATTAATGAAGATGTAGTAAATAATAGAGTTAGTGAAAATATAAAATATTATAATAAAAATAAAAAATTTTGTGATTTTGGTAATGCTATTTTGTCTCTTAATTTAAATAATCCAACAAAATTATATATTATAGATGGACAACATAGATTAAAAACATTAGAAAAAATTAAAAATATTATTAGAACAGATGGTCAAGATCAAATAAAACATAATATAGATAATGAAGAATTTAAAAAAATATCACTTAATATTGCTATTACAATAATAGTATTTGAAACTACTATTGAATGTCAAAAATATTTAAAACATTTTCAAAATCAATATCATAGTGATTTAAGATTATTTTCGTTTGATGAAAAATATAAAAGAGAACAATTAGAAAAACTAATAAATATTTTTAAAGTAAGATATAAAGAAAGATTTATAAAATATGAGAAAGATTTAGAAAATCAAATAAAATTTCATAAAGCAATTAAAGAAGTTAATAAACCAAATTTATCAGATGGAATTGTTGCTGATTTTTTAAAAAATGAATATTTAAAAATAGATATATTTAATAAGCCTGATATTAATGTAGAAACTATTGAAGAAATTAGTATATTTATTAGAGATAATTTAAATCTTAAAGACAATCAAAAAGATTCTGTAGATAAAAAGAAGGATAATTGTTATTTTGGTTATATTAGATGTAATTTTGAATCTTCAAAAGAAGAAAGACTATTAATTAAAAAAATTAATGAAGAATTTCCTTATTAAATAAATATAAATATTATTATTTTATTATTTGAAGTAATAAATTAAATATTATATTAAAAATAAAATGTATATATTATTAAATAATTTAATAGGTGGTGCAATAACATCAGAAAAAGAAAAACCAAATAATAAAGCAGACTTAAAAAAACTGGCAACTTTAGTAAATTCATTAAATGAAAAATTTATAGCAATACATAATATGAATAATGAAAATAAAGAAATAAAAATAAAATATAATAATAAATGTTATAAATTAATTCTTATAACAGAATATGAACCACCAAATGTAAGTATAAGTCCAGATCATTATTTTAAATGTAGAATAGCATATATTAATGATAAAAATGATGAAATTATAATACCATGGCATTTATCAATATATTCAACTGACTATTATAATAATAAAGATGCGATTATATCATATGTTCATATTACAAGAGAAGCAAAAAAAACAGAACCATATAATGCAAAAATGAAAAAAAATTATGAACAATTAAAAAATAATACAAAGATAATAGTTGATGAAATAAATAATACACTAAAGTCTTCAAAAATATATTTTAAAGAATACACTATTGAAGGTATAATAGAAACTTTAAAAGTTGATCTTCAATTAAATAGATTATTATATTCATTTTCGGATGATTTAGAAATAAAAGATAAATTTAATTTAAGTGATGATAATAAAGAAATATTAAGACTTGAAGAAATTTTATTTAAAGAAGGTATAATTCATATTTTACTTGAATTTAATGAAAAAATAAATACAAATAGAAGTAATGTAAATACTCAAATAAGAAGAATAAATGAAAAATATTTTAAAAATATAACAGATAAAATTAAAGATAATAATGATTTAAGATATAAAACAAATAAAAATAGATGTGCTTTAAAAACTGAAACATATAATAAATTAAAAATAAATAATTTTGAATGTTATTTAGAAGATGAAGAATATTATAATACTAATAAAAATTTTAATGATTTAAAAGAAAGTAAAGAAAAAATATTAAATGAAAATAAAAGAATATTAGATATAGAAATAAGCGATTTAAAACAAGAAATTTCAGATAAACAAAAAGAAATTTTTAATTTAAAAATAGATTATGAAGAAAATAAACATAATAAACAATTTTTAAATAAATCCACTGATTTAAAAAATACTTTAAATAATTTATCATTATGGAGTATAAATGTATTTAATATAAATGAAAATATAGATAAGTTAATTTCTAATAAAAACTTATTATTGAATTCAAAAATAATTTCATTTATTGATAAATATACTAATATTCAGTCTCTAAATAAAAAAGATGATTTTTTAGAAAATTTTGATTCTAATATAAAAAAAGAATTAATAATAGATAATAAAAAATTATTAATAGTTAATAAAGAATTAAAAAAAAAATTAAAAAATGAAAATATTAATATAAAAAACAATTTTGATTCTTTTTATTTTATATATAAAAAATCAAAATTTAAAATTATATTTATATCAAATAATTTAATAGAATATAGTTATTATTTATATAAAAAATTTAGTAATAATAAATCAGTTATAAATAGTTATAATAATATATTATCAAAATCCTTATCATCAACCAGAAGTAAAAAATCAACAATATTAAGTAGTTTTAAAAGTTTAGAAAATAAAAAATTAGAAAATATAGAAAAAATGTTTAAAGAAAATGATAATTATTTAGATAGATATATAAGTTTTTACACAACTAAATATATTAATAAATATAAAAAAATAGGTAAATATGAAAAAATAATTTATCTTAAAAGTAAAATTGATAAATATAAAAGTAAAAAAATAAATATAGAAAAAGAATATGATAAAAAGATGAATATTATAGTAAATGATATATTAAATATATTATATAGTAAATATTTAAAATTAATTGTATTATTTAAAAAATTAATTGAAAATGATAAAAAAGATGATATAAGACGTTTATTAGTAGAAATTTTAATAAGGAATAAAAAAAATTTTAATTTAAAAGATGAAGACTATTATATAATAATTGAGAAAATTAATGATAAAATTTCAGAAGTTAATACTAATTTAGATTCAGAAAATAATACTTTTTTTAAACATGCTAATAAATTAATAACTCTTGATCCTATATTAAAAAATACTTATACCAAAAATGATATAACATTTTTTGGATTAGAAAATAAAGATGAAATTAAAACAGTAAAACAAAATCAAAAAAAATTTAAAGATGCAAAAACGTTTTATACTAATTTAATAAAAATAAAAGATAATGTAAATTTAGAAAATACAGATGAATTATTAAAAGAAATTTCAACTTTATTTATTGAAATAATAAATAATAATTATATGATTAATATTAATGAAATAAAAGAAAATTTAACACATAAATTAAGAATTTATAAAGTAGATATAATTGAATTTAAAAAGAAAGTAAATATATTAATAAAACAAAAAGAAATATTAGAAAATATAATTAATAATGAACCAAAATTAAATGAAAAATATTATGAAGAAGTAAATAAAATTTATGAATTATTAAATAGAAATACATAAATTATATATTTTTAAATTTATATATAAAGAAATATAAATATAATATATATATATGTTATATAGACATCATAGTTATAAGAAAAATTTATGTTTTATTATACCAGATACTAAATGGTATAATAATTATAATACTCTTAAACCGAATCATGGATTAATTGAAAATATTTTTATTGATGGATTTGAAAATTTTTTATTTTTCACAACTATTATAATTTTTTCAAAAGTAATTTTTACAAATAATTCAAATAAATTTATTAATACATATACTAATAGTTTAATACATTTTTCTAAAAAATTTATTAATTTTAATAATTCATATTTACAAATTAGTTTAACTGGTGCATTTATTTCATTTTTTTTAGGTATTAATCATGTTTTAGGTTATGAACATAAAAAAAAATAAATATAAATATTATATTTAGTTGGAATAAGCTAAACCACCCATACCACTTAAGATACGTAATACATTGTAATTTACTGCATAAACTTTAACTGTTCCTCCAATTTCACAGTTTAAGGATAAAGAAGCCGTATCAATACGACTCATATTAAGAGTTCCAGATGGTTGATGTTCTTCAGGTTTTAATGCAAAAGAATAAACATGAATACCATGTTCTGTATCTGGTATATTAGTATGATGTTGATATGGTTGAACATGTGTAAAATATTGTCCATCACGTTGAGAGAAACGATCATTACCATTTAACATTAATTTAGCATCAGTTACGGTTTCATAATTATTATCAGCTTTTTTAACTCGCCATATTAATTCTTTAACCGGATGATTGAATGACATTTTAATTGCTTTTTGTGTACTTCCAATTGTTTCGTCACCAGTAAATTGAACTTGTTCAATTAAATATTCATGAGATAATTGTGCAAATCTACGACGTTCATCTGTATCTAAAAAGATATAATCCGCATATAAAGATGCTCCAGTAATAGTATCAACCGTTCCAAAATCTATATTAACTTTAACTTCATGATATTGTAAAGCAATTAAGGGAAGAGCTAAACCAACATTACGACAAAACCAAAATTCTAATGGAATATATAATTTACCACTATGATTTATCATTTCTCTAAAACCATCAACTTTCCCAGTAGGTAATGTTAATTCATTCCAAATATGCATCCAATCGCCATATTGACGGTCAATTAATTGACCACCAATTTCAAGTTCAACTTTATCAATTATTTGATGACCAACTCTTGCTACTGAACCTTCAGTAACAGAAAAACTTCCATCAACTTCTAAATATAATTTATGAACTAAATCACCATTACGTGAGATTTGGCATGTTACACGTTTGTCTTTTCCAACTTGTCCGTTAAAAGATTGAACAATAGATTCAATCGAAAAATTTGTATGACGACGATATACTACCTTAAAAAAGGTAATTTGTGGATTACCAGTTAAATACACATCTTGTGCTCCATAGGCAACCAATTGAAGTAAACCTCCACCCATTTTTTACTATTTATTATTAATAAAGAAAAAAAAAATAATAAAATAAATATTTTTTAATTTAATTAGAATAAGCTAAACCACCCATACCACTTAAGATACGTAACACATTATAATTAACAGCGTATAATTTCATAATATCAGCAACCTCGCCACCATTATCATTATCAATTTGTAAAGAAGCAGTATCAATACGACTCATATTAAGAGTTCCCGATGGTTGATGTTCTTCAGGTTTAAGTGCAAAAGAATATACATGAACACCTTGACCTGTATCTGGTATATTAGTATGATGTTGATATGGTTGAACAAGTGTAAAATATGTTCCATCACGTTGAGAGAAACGATCATTTCCATTTAACATTAATTTAGCAGATTTTACTATTCTATATTCTGAATAATCACTTTTACTCACACGCCATATTAATTCTTTAACAGGATGATTGAATGACATTTTAACAGCTTTACCCGTATCAACTTGTTCTTGTCCAGTAAATTGAACTTGTTCAATTAAATATTCATGAGATAATTGTGCAAATCTACGACGTTCATCAGTGTCTAAAAAGATATAATCAGCATATAAAGTTGCACCAGTAAGATCAGAAGTGCTACTAAATTCAATATTAACTTTAACTTCATGATATTGTAAAGCAATTAATGGAAGAGCTAAACCAACATTACGGCAAAACCAAAATTCTAATGGAACATATAATTTTTTTCCAGTTTTATTAATCATATCTTGAAAACCACTTTTTTTACCTTCTGGTAATGTTAATTCGTTCCAAATATGCATCCAATCACCATATTGACGATCAATTAATTGACCACCAATTTCAAGTTCAACTTTATCGATTGCAGCATGACCAACTCCCGGTTTTCCAACTCCATCTTGTTTAGTAAAATCACTAGTAGCATCTAATTCTAAATATAATTTATGAACTAAATCACCATTACGTGAGATTTGGCATGTTACACGACTTCCAGCAGCGGGATTTCCATTAAAAGATTGAACAATAGATTCAATCGAAAAATTTGTATGACGACGATATACTACCTTAAAAAAGGTAATTTGTGGATTACCAGTTAAATATACATCTTGTGCTCCATAGGCAACCAATTGAAGTAAACCTCCACCCATTTTTTACTATTTATTATTAATAAAGAAAAAAATAAAATGATAAAAATAACATATTATTTTTCATCATATGTTTTATTATGGTATTTTTTATATATTTTAAATATTATTCCTTATAATCCTATTATATTTTTTTATTTAATTTTATTATTTGTAATATGGATGTTATTTTATATGATTTATTTAAAATTATCTTTTAAAAAAATAATATTTTTTTTAATAGTTTGTATTATTATTTTCAAAATTATACCAATTTTAACATTAAAACATGAATTTAATTGTATTGATGTTTTATTTGGATTTTTAATATTTATGATATATCATTTTATATTATATTATACAATTAATGTCGAACCAATTCAACATTATATAAATTTTATTAATTATTATAAAAAACTTCCAAATAATTTAAATATAATTTTTAATAAAATTATATTTTAAAAAAAAGATATAGTATATATTTAGTTAGAATAAGCAAGACCACCCATACCACTTAATATACGTAACACATTATAACTGTGTGCAAATAAATATATATTACCAGCTGCAGAACTTCGAGGAATTGTAATTTGAGCAGTATCAATACGACTCATATTAAGAGTTCCAGACGGTTGATGTTCTTCAGGTTTTAATGCAAATGAATATACACCAATATTTGTAGCTGCAGGTATATTAGTGTGATGTTGATAAGGTTGAACTAAAGTAAAATATTTAGGATCTCTTGGTGCAAAACGATCATTACCATTTAATTGTAATTCAACTTTATCAGTTACTTGTTGTTGCCAATCACACCAATCTTTTTTGTTTTGATCAGATTCTTTCATATTAACCCATACTAATTCTTTGACAGGATGATTAAAAGACATTTTAAGACGAGTTTTACTACCTGCAACTGCAGATTCAGATCCAGTAAATTGAACTTGTTCAATTAAATATTCATGAGATAATTGTGCAAATCTACGACGTTCATCAGTATCTAAAAAGATATAATCAGCCCATAAAGCTGCATATGATAATGTTAAATTGCTATCTTCAGCACCAGACGAAGCAGAAGCATAAGATTTAGTTAGTTCATTAAAATTAATATTGATTTTAACTTCATGGTATTGTAAAGCAATTAAAGGTAATGCTAAACCAACATTACGACAAAACCAAAATTCTAAAGGAATATATAATTTAATATTAACACCATCAGCAATTGTATGGTATGAATTCGCATCATTATAATTTCCAATCATTTTATCAAAACCCTCTTTTTTACCAGATGGTAAAGTTAGCTCATTCCAAATTTGCATCCAAATTCCATATTGGCGATCAATTAATTGACCACCAATTTCAACTTCAGCAGTTTTAATAATATAGTGTCCTAAATTTTGTGTTTTAATGACTTTACTAGCAGTTCCACCAATTTCAACTTGTAAATATAATTTGTGAAGTAAATCTCCATTACGAGATATTTGGCATGTCATACGACTTCCAAAACCGACAGTGCCATTATGGCTTTGAATAATAGATTCAATAGAGAAGTTAGTATGACGTCTGTATACAACTTTAAAAAAGGTAATTTGTGGATTACCGGTAAGATATACATCTTGTGCTCCATAGGCAACTAGTTGAAGTAAGCCTCCACCCATTTTATGTTATTTATTTATAGCAAATATAAAAATAATATGAAATATATATAATTAAATGAATTAATGAATTAATTAATCATTTTGAATAAATTTAATATGTCTAATAACACTACTATCAGAATAATTATAGATTTCTGATGTATTAGATAAATCTTTATGAAAAACTTTGATAAGTTCATTAATTTTATTTTTTCTATTTAAAAGATCCTTATCTAAATTAATACCATCTTGTATTTGTTTATTTGAAGAATATTTTTTATGAACAAATTCTGGTTGTGCTTCTTTAATTTTTTGAACATATTCGATATATGTATCTTTTAATGTAACTTTAATTAGTTCAACAACTCCTAAATAATATTTATAATATTCAATAAATTTATGTTTTCTTGCTAAATTAATTTTATATTGATTTTCTGTAATTTGTTTAGTAAGAAATTTATATCTATTCTCATTATACCATTTACTAATAACAGTATCTCTAATTTTACCTTTAATATCAGGAACAATAACATGATTATAATGTCTATATAATTGTTCAATATTACTAATATTTTTAAAAACATCAGTATTATGAAAAATAGATTTATCTTTTAAACAAATATTAATATAATTACATGAATTATTACCATTCCATAAGATAGAATGTGCTGTCCAATAAGCTTGTATATTATCATCATCACATAAATTATCATGAGGATTTCTATCAATTGGAATGCCATTTTCTCGCATATATCTAAAATATTCAGGATTATGAATATATCTATTTTTTTTAACAATATTACCAGTTTTCCAATCAAATGCGGTATGACATATCCAACACCACATTTGATCACATCCAGATGATTTCATAATAGCATTTTTACAACCAGGACAAGGTTTAGTATCTTTATTAATAATTTTAGCAGTTTCAATATCATCTTTATCACAAACATGATTATCATCAATAATTTTATGACATTCTTTACAAGTATATTGTTTGCATAATAAACAATACCAATCAGAATTTACAAATCCTTCACAATCAGGATTTTTACAAGGATAAATATAACTACTTTTTTTAATATTTTCTAATTTTCTTCTACCATTTAAATTTAATTCATTTTTAATATATTGTTTATATCCACCAATAGAATGTATTTTAATATAATATGTTAAAGAATATTTAACTTCATTATTAATTTCATCTTTAATAGTATTAATTTTTTCTATTAAATTATCTTTTTCTTGAATAATATCAATAGATTTTAAAGTATGTGGTATTTGTGCTTTATCTTCTAACATTAAAACTTCTTTAATATGATTTTTCAAAGTATTATCTACATATATTTTTGTAAACATATCAATTAAATTTTTTCTGGTTAGAGTTTTTTGACAATTAGGACAAGGTTTATCAACTTTAATAACAGAAATTAAATATGTATTCCAGCATGGTTTACATACAACATATGAACAATATGGACAGTTAGAAGTATTATTTTTTTTAAAAGTTTCACAACATAGTGAACAATCTATACTCATATTTGATTAACTGAGTAAGTTAAAAAAAAATCATTTTTTTTTAAAGTATTAAATTATTTTTTAATTGGAATAAGCTAAACCACCCATACCACTTAATATACGTAAAACGTTATAATTAGTTCCCCAAACTTTCAAAGTTCCAAAAGAATTACTTTTAACAATTAATCGTGCAGTATCAATACGACTCATATTAAGTGTTCCAGATGGTTGATGTTCTTCTGGTTTAAGAGCAAATGAATATACATTAATACCTTTATTTTGAGAAATATTAGTATGATGTTGATATTGTTGAACTAATGAGAAATAATCACCATCTCTTGGTGTGAATCGATCATTACCATTTAATTGTAATGAAGCTTGAACAACAGGATTTTGACCACTTGGAACAACACCTAATATTGTATTAGTTAAATTAGAATAATCACCATATAAATTAGACAATTGATATGCAAAATTGGAATCACCAGCAATATTACAATCAAACTTTTCAGTTGTATAATTATACCAAACTTCATTATCATCTGGTTTAATAGTCCAAACTAATTCTTTAACAGGATGATTCATTGTTAATTGAATGCTTTTTTGTTCTTGTTTAATTGTGTCTTCTCCAGAATATTGTAATTGTTCAATTAAATATTCATGAGATAATTGTGCAAATCTACGACGTTCATCAGTATCTAAAAAGATGTAATCAGCATATAAAGTTGCATTTTTAATTTGTTGTTTAGTAATAGTATTATCTCCAGATTTTTTCTGATAAGCAGAACCAACATATGTACAATTATTAAATGTTTCAATTTCAATATTAACTTTAACTTCATGATATTGTAAAGCAATTAAAGGTAAAGCTAAACCGATATTTCTACAAAACCAAAATTCAAAAGGTATATATAATTTAGTATCTTTAAAGCTTGTCATATCAGTATCAGCTCCAACCATAGTTTGATAACCGGTTTGTTTTTCAATAGGTAATGATAATTCATTCCAAATATACATCCAATCAGAATATTGTTTATCAATTTTTTGACCACCAATTTCTAATTCTACAGATTTAATTAAACGTAATCCGATATAATTGACATATCTGTCTACATCGATATCATTCCATACATTTGTAGGAATTTCTTGTAATTTTGGTAAATCAACTTCTAAAATCATTTTACTAACTAAATCTCCATTACGTGAAATTTGTGATGTAACTCTATTACCAAAATCAAAATTGCCACTAAAAGATTGTCTAATAGATTCGATAGAAAAATTAGTATGTCTTCTATATACCACTTTAAAGAAAGTAATTTGTGGATTACCGGTTAAATAAACATCTTGTGCTCCATAGGCAACTAATTGAAGTAAACCTCCACCCATTTTTAAGTATTTATTATATATAAAAGAAAAAATATATAATAAAAGTAATTTATAAATTATTAATAAAGATGATGAAAGAAAGATGTAGTAAAAAACGAATACATGTAATAGATAATGTAACAGAAGCAAGTACATTAGATGATATTCATATAAATACAATAAAAAAGTTTAAAGAAAAGAATGAAAATATTAATAATTTGGTAAATGATATAGAAAAGTTAAAAATATTAAATATAGATATAAATGATAAATTAAGTAATGATAATTTAAATATAAATAGTAATGAAAAAAAAAAGTTATGGTATAGTAATGTATTGGTGAAGGAGGATATATTAAATAAAACGATAGAATTAAATGAATTAAATGAATCAAATGAGATTGATTATTATGAAAAAACAGGTAAAATTCTTTTTAATTATTATGACATTTTAGATAAAAATGTTCATACTAATAATATTTCAGTAAATAAGAATAAAAAATTTACAATTTTGGATGCATTAAATATAGATATAGGAAATAAAGTAGATTCGAGTGTAAATAATAAGACAAAGACTTCTTTAGTAAATGAGTATTTGTCAATAACAGAGAATAAATATATAAATCATTTAGATGGTGAATTTATAAGTGAATTATGTAGTAATTGTAATAAAGGAAATATGATAAATTTGCAACATGAAGCAATATCAATATGTATAGAATGTGGATATCAAGATTTTTTATTGGCAGAACAGAATAGACCAATAATGATAAATGATAAGAAGGATAATATTCATTATAGTTATAAAAGAATAAATCATTTTAGGGAGTGGTGTAATCAGGTTCAAGGAAAAGAAAGTACGGATATTCCGAATGAAGTATTTGATAAAATTTTGAATGAATTAAAAAAAGAAAAGATAACAGATACAAAAACTTTAACTCCAAAACATATGAGATCAATATTAAAAAAATTAAGAACTCATAAATATTATGAGCATGCAGCATATATAATAAATAGAATAAATGGTGTGCCTCCTCCCCAATTTAGTCCAGAATTAGAACAAACATTATCAAATATGTTTATGCAGACACAGCCTTTATTTATTAAACATGCTCCAAGTAATAGATTAAATTTTATTTCTTATTCGTATATATTGCATAAATTTTTTTTAATATTAGATTTACCGGAATATTTACCATTATTTCCTTTACTAAAAAGTAGGCAAAAAATAGCACAAAATGAGGAAACATTTAAGAAGATATGTAATGAATTAAAATGGAAATGGATACCTTCAATCTAAATTATCGACAGTAAAAATAATTTTACATTCTTTAATTAAGCTTTGTTTATAATTAACCATTTTACATTGATTAGCGATTTTATATAATATTTTAGCTTTTTCTTTATATAAATCTGATTCTTCAAGTGTTTCAACAATTCTGGATTGATTAAATAATTCCTGATGTTTTTCAAATAATAAATCAAAAATTTTTAAACTAATATTGATATATAGATCTTTAGCTAATTCCATTTCAACCCATTGATTATTATCATTTTGTTTATACCATTTATCATTATGAACTTTATAATCATTTTTATAAATATTATAAATTAGGATAGCTAAATCAAAATGGCTACCTTTAGAATTAATAACATTATGTATTAATACGTTTAATTCAGTTTCTAAATTCATTTATTATAAATTAATTTTATTTATGTTTAAATATGTTTTTTTATACTGGAAAATTCATGAGACGAAAACCTGTAGCTAATCCGACTCCTTGTTGAGCAGATTGAGAAAATGTAGGGCTAATAACATCTAATATAGCAAAAACACATGCGGATGTTACAGCTAAAATAGATATTTCCCAACCACTTAATTTATTAGGTCCGATCATATCTAATAAGTGTGCAACTAATGCTATAGCAAAACCTTGAAATAAATATTTCAAAATTTTTAATATTAATTCATTAGAATCAATTTCAACCATTTTTTTATGTTTTAATATATAAAGATATATTATATTTTTTAATAAATATGGAAAAAACAAAAATTGATTATTTAGATGAAGACGAACCAATTAGAAATCAAAATTATGTATGTTTATCTTTTTTAAATCCAGAAGATACTATAATAAAAAATAAAGAATTATTTTATTTTAATAAATTTTTAAAAAAATTTAGTAATGATATGGATTTATTATTTGAAAATTTAAAAGATAAATATAAAGATGATATAGATATGATAAATTCGATAAAAGATAATCATAATTATATATCAAATATGGATGAATTAAATGAACAATTTCAATTTTATAAAAATACGAATGCGGATAAAATAGAAGATGAATATTATAAAAATAATTTAAAAACAACACAACGAGGTATAAAAGTAAGGGGTGTATATGATAGTGAAGAACTTGCAAAAAAAAGAGTAGAAATTTTGAATAAAAAGGATAAATATCATAATATATATATAGCTCAAGTAGGTTGTTGGTTACCATATGAATCACATATAACAAATAATATAGAGGAACAAGAATATCCAGAACAACAATTAAATACACTTATGAAACATTATAAAGAAAATAAAGATCAAAAAGATATAATTTTTGATACAAGAACAACAAATGCTATAAATAAAAATACTATAGAGCCAAAATTAGAAAATCAATTTGAAAATGGGGCAAAGATAATAAGTGATGAATTAAATGATGGTGTAGATCCATGGTTACAAAAGAAAGAAGAAGAAAAAATGGTTGAAATAGATTAAAATGTGATTATTATTATTTTTTTTTACTCATATTTAATGATAAATACACTTATTAAATATGAGTAAAAAACCTTCAATGAAGTTAGAATTAAAAAAATTCGATCCTTCAAAAATTAATGATGATTCTGTTATAGTTGCAATTGCTGCAAGAAATAGAGGAAAAAGTGTTTGTTTAAGAGATATATTATCAAATCATTGTAGTATACCAATAGGTATGGTAATAAGTCCAACAGAACATGCTAATGCATTTTTTCAAAATTTTATTCCAAAAATATTAATTCATGATGAATATTCTCCAGAATTAATAGAAAAATATGTTCAAAGACAACAAAAAATATCAGCTAAATTTAAAAAAGAAAAAAAAGATTTTGGTTATTCTTCAATTGATCCAAGATCTTTTTTAGTTATGGATGATGCAATGTATGATAAAAGTTGGGTAACTGATACAAATATTAGAAAAATATTTATGAATGGTAGGCATTATAAAATAATGTTTCTTTTAACAATGCAATTTCCTATGGGTATAAGTCCAGCTTTAAGAACAAATATAGATTATGTTTTTATTTTTAAAGAAAATATAAAAAAAAATAGGGAAAGATTATATGATCATTATGCTGGAATGTTTCCAAGTTTAGCAGTATTTGAACAAGTTTTAGAACAAGTAACTCAAGATTATGGTTGTTTAGTTATAAATAATAGAGCAAATGGAAATAAATTAGAAGATCAAGTATTTTGGTATAAAGCAGATCCTAATAAAAAGTTAAAAATGTGTGACAATGAATTATGGGATATACAAGCTTTACAAGATGAAAAAGAAAGACATTCGTCGTATAATGATGATGAAGATGAAGATGAAGAATATGATCCAAATGTTATTATAAAAAAAAAAAATACTTGTAAAATTACAGTTAAAAAAAATAATTAAGGCATTTTGAAACCAGTATCAATATTTTCTAATATTTCTGTTTTATTTTCAATATTATTATTTGATAACATATAGATTATAAATGTAGTTACAATAAATAATATTATAAATATTACAATATCTTTTCCTTTTATAAATTCTTTTTTTTCAAATATATTAATAATATAAAATAAAATTAAAGTAATACATAATGAATATATATAATACATTTTATCTATTATATTATCCTTATTTTATTTAAAAAAACGCATTTTCTTCTACTTCATTATTAATATAAATAATTTTATTATCAAATTCTTTATCAAAATTAGTTTTTAATACTTGAGATTCATCAGATTTTTCTTGAGATTCATCCGATTTTCCTTGAGATTCATCAGATTTTTCTTGAGATTGATCAGATTTTTCTTGAGATTGATCAGATTTTTCTTGAAATTGATCAGATTTTTCTTGAGATTGTTCATATTTTACTTGAGATTGATCAGATTTTACTTGAGATTGATCAGATTTTTCTTGAGATTGTTCATATTTTTCTTGAGATTGTTCATATTTTACTTGAGATTGATCAGATTTTACTTGAGATTGATCAGATTTTTCTTGAGATTGATCATATTTTTCTTGAGATTGTTCATATTTTACTTGAGATTGATCAGATTTTTCTTGAGATTGATCATATTTAACTTGAGATTGATATTTTTTTTCTTGAGATTGATCAGATTTAACTTTAGATTGATCAGATTTAACTTGAGATTGATCATATTTAACTTGAGATTGATCAGATTTTTCTTGAGATTGTTCATATTTTACTTGAGATTTTTCATAAATTTTTTCATGAGATTTTTGAATTAATTCATCAGATTTTTCTTGATATTGATTAAATTCTTGATCAGATTCTTGATGAGAATTTTTATTTAATTGATAGTTTTCTTTAGAATTTGTATCAGAGTTTTCCTGAGAATTTGGATCATAGTTATCATCAGAGTTATCATCAGAGTTTTCCTGAAAGTTTTCATCAAAGTTTTCATCAGAGTTTTCATCTGAATTTTGATCTGAATTTTCATTATAGTTTTCATCTGAATTTTCATTAGAGTTTTCATCTGAATTTTGATCAGATTCTTGATCTGAATTTTGATCAGATTCTTGATCTGAATTTTGATCAGATTCTTGATCTGAATTTTGATCAGATTCTTGATCTGAATTTTGATTTGATTTTAGTGATAAATTTTGTTGTAAATTATTATCATATTTTTGAGATAAATTTTGTGTATTAATTTCAATTTCGTTAGTATTTTCATCAATTTCATTAATTAAATTTATTAATTTTTTTAATGGAATATAAGATCTTAATGCATTTTTAATACATTCTTTTGTTATTTTTTCAATATTATTTATATTATTTTGTTTTTCAATTGATGTAACTTTTTTAAAAAATAATGTAGGTTTTTTCCAAAATTGTTTAGAACATTCAACACAACATTTATATAAAAAATCATGCCAATTAGGAATTAAAACTTTAAATTTATTGGTTTTAATATCAAGTTCATACATTTTTAATTTAATACTAATACTGATAATTTCTTTAATAATTTTTTGCATAAATTTAGGTGTAGCATCTTCATCTTTAATATTTTTATGTATAATATTCATTTTGATATCAATATTATTTTGAGACCATTTATTAATTAGGCTTAATTCTTTTTGAAATTGTTTTAAAGATTCACAATTTAAATTAATATTAAAAAAAAATTCAGAAATAACAGTTATTAAAGTAGTTTCTAAATAATTAATATATTCATTTCTATTATCTAATAATACATTTATATCATTATTATTCATTTTTAAAATATATAAATATAAATATATTAAATATATTAGCACATTTATAATTCTAAGATATTAATTAAATTTCTATGTTTTAATTCTTTAATACATTTAACTAATGCTTCAACATCTTTTTCTGCATTATGAATTCCCGGTATATCATAAGTATTAAATAAAAAATAATATACTTCATTTAATTTAGGCCATTTATTTTTATTATATTTATCTTTAATTTTAATAATATCTTTTAAAATAATCATAGAACATAAATGTTTTTTTGAAATAATTTCTTCTAAACATTGTGTATAATTATATCTATACAATTCGCTTTTTAATATATTAATATCAAAATTAATATTATGACATATGATTGATTTACATTTTTTTAAATCATCATAAAAAATATGAATAATATCATTAAATAATACTCCATTTTGATTGATAAAATCATTAGTTATTCCATGAATATGCGAGTTATGTATTATAATTTGATTGTTAATATAAAAATTCTGTTTTGATATTAAATCTCCATTATTATTAATTAATTGATAACTTAATTGAATAATTCTTGAATTATTATATTTATCAATTTCTTTAAAATGAGGTATTTTATTATTATCTTTAATAATTAATCCAGTAGTTTCAGTATCTAAAATTAAATTAAACATATGTTTTAATAATTATATAAATCATTTTTTATATAATCTTTAATAAAATAATTTGAATTCCAGTTTAAAATTTTAATTGCTTTAGAATTATTAATAGTATTAATAGTTCCTTGATCTGAATAATATTCATATTTAATATCATTATTATTTGTAATTGATTTAAAATTTTGAAAAATAATAAAATCATTAAAAAAATTACCACTACCAATATTTAATATAATTCTATTTTCTTTTTTTTTATTAATTAATGTATAAATAGATTTTAAAATAGCATTAATTAAATCTTTAATATGTATATAATCAAATAAAGTTCTATCAATATTAAATTTTTTAATTAAATGTTTATTATATAATTCAATTTGATTAATAATATTTTTTCTATATCCAATAAAAGAAGTTTTATCTCTACCATATATATGTCCAATTCTTAATATAAAAAAATTATAAAAATATATATTAGCAATCATATCTTCACTAACTAATTTTAATTTACCTTCACTTGTATTTGGTTGGCATGGTTGATTTTCTTGACATAATGTTGCATTTCCATATACTGTATTAGATGATATAAATATAAAATTTTTAATATTCATTTTATTCATTAACATTAATGTTGATAATAATCCAGTAATATTAATATCATAATATAAAGTCATATCAATATTGATAGTATCAATAGACCATATAACTATATCAATATTATGTTCATAAAATATTTTTTCAACTTCATCTTTATCTCTAATATCAATATTATAATATTTTAAATTTTCATCAATATTATAATAATTTGATGAGTTTTTAAAATTATCTATTATTATAACATTATATTTTAAATTTTTTAAATTATATACTAAATTTAATCCTAAATATCCAAATCCCCCTAAAACTAATATGGATGTCATAGTATTTTTTATAATTTAATACTAATTTCTTTATATAATTTTAAATTTAGGTTTAAATCTTATAATTTTTTTTAATAAAGTATTATCTAAAGTTAAATTAATATTATTTTTATAAATAATATTATAATCATTTGATATATTATTTAATAAATCAATTTCATTAAATTTATTAGAAGTGCTAACGTTAATAATTAATTTATTTATTTTTAATTTTAATATTTTTTTTAATAATTTATTAATTATAAAACATAAATCATTAATATATATATAATCAATTTTATTATTAATATATATATTTTTATCAAAACAATTTAATTTATTTTTAATATATATCTGATTAAATATATTTAATCTTATACTTGTAAAATCATAAATATTTTTACCTATTACATCACTTAATCTTAAAATATAATATTTATAATTGTAAACATTTTTGATTATATATTATAATAATAATTTAATTTTTCCTTCATTTGTTATGGGAGAACATATACTATCTTCTTTAATATTATCATCATATTTATATACTTCATATGATGATAAATATATAAAATTCTCAATTTTATATAAATTCATTAAGTTTATTAAAACTAATAAACCTTTGATATTTGAATTATAATATGTATAATTAATAAAATAATAAGTATCAATACACCATATTACACAAGATATATGATTTTCATAAAAAATATTTTTTAATTTTTCTTCATTACAAATATCAAATAAATATTTTTTAATATTTAATTTATTGATATGAATTATATTAATTTCATTTAAATAAGTTTTAGATAAATTATCTATTATTATTATATTTTTATTTAAATTATATAAATAATTAAATAAACTTGATCCAATATAACCAAATCCACCTACGATTAATATTGACATATGTTAAATATATATATTGTTTTTTTTATATATAAAAATGATTTTTTAATATTAATTAATTAAAATGTTAAAAACTAATTTATTTAAAAAATCTGAAAAAGAATCTGATGAAAAGTCTGATAAATTAATAAATAAATCAGATGAAAAATTAATAATTAAATCTGATAAATTAATAGATAAATCAAATGAAAAATTAATAAATAAATCAGATGAAAAATTA